TTCCTCTCCTGCACTTCCGAAATTAAGCGTGTCGTTATAATAATATTCAATCGCTCGCTGCATATAACCTAAATTTACGAGGGGGTCATTTACTATACTGGCTCCAAATTGTTTGATATCGGTGAGCAGGACAATCCGGTATCCATCGGCATCGAAGCGGTTACCGACGTTATTCAAAAAAAAAACATCGCTTCCGCAATAGGCCATTATGGCTGTTTGTGTTGCTCCGGTCTTGTCAACCGAATAGAGTAACAGCTCCCCAATTGTTAAGCAGTAAAAATTTGAACCGTCGTCGTATGTCGTTATTTTTGCGTAGTACATTCCTTTGTAACCGGTATTCCAGAGGGTGTTATAAATTATTGGATTTGCGAGCTCCTCGCTGTGGTATCTGTATGGGAATCCGGCATCGTAATAATCCGAGGCTCTTGATGCTGCACTCTGGTATGTCACGTTGGATCTGTCCATTACTGTCAGTTCTGCTGGAGTCGCTACCAGTGGATCGAAGTCGATCAGTCCTGGTGCAAGATTGAATACTGCTGCGCTACCTGGGTGATCGCTTTGGTTAGCATATCCCACTAAAAATGCCGAAACGTCGAACGGTGCTCCAGCTTTATATGGTATGTATTCGATCGGCTCTCCTGCCTTATACCACTTGGAGAATCCCGAATCCAGAAGGATCGTATCTCCACTTGCTGAATATCCTTGATGGTCGGTTCCTGTCCAGGTCCAGTCTACTGCTCCGATCAGATCAACGACTTTATTCCCTGCTCCGGATATGTACCATTTATTCTTATTGTTGTAATCAACATATGCAATATTATGTTCGCTTGGAGGAACTGTCGTCCCTCCGTTATCTGTATAACTTCCAATTTCTAAGGTATTTCTTGTTATTACGGAACTATACCATTTCCCATTGTCTAATCCTGTACTTATTAAAATCCCAGCTCCAGCAGTCAAAGGCGCACCTCCATCGAGAATTGCACTATAATTTGATCCGTCACTAATAACTCGAACGGTATGCCATCCGACACTAAGATCAGCGACAATATAAAAGCCATTAAAAAATACTCCTCCTCCTCCGGCAAGGTTGTTTCTAATCGTGAAATAGAACTTATTGATATTCATATAAAATCTTACGTATCTCTGACTTGCTGCTGAACTCCCTGTGCAAAATAAATTTCTAATATTAGCAGCTCCGGAATTATAGAATTTAATCTCAACATATCCGCTTGCATCGGCTAGTCCGAAGTCGGTGTATGATCTTTTAAGATAATCAGTTGATTGGATCTTCCCAACAGACGGAAGTATGGCTGCATCATTTCCTCCTAGCGAGGCATCTGGGAGCGTGAGTCCCACTCTTCCCTTTAACCACATATTGTCGGGTGCTGTGAATCCTGTGTCCGAGACTCCGGCAATTCTTAAGGTCCCGATGCCAATTTTCATATTAAGCACCTTGACATCAATTATCTGTTTTTGTATTTCTACTTTCATACTATTCGTTGTGTTACTACCGGGATAATATTTACATCAAAAGTCGTTGAATTTATAAATACCAGTGCTGATGTATAAATCCTTGCATCTCCTTTGTATCGTCCCAGTGGAATATTGGTTTGTGTTTGTGTCAAGGCCCAGAGAGTACCTCCTCCTGCTGGGTCAAAGTGAAGCGTTAGTTTGCTAGTGATTAATGCTTCCGTATCGTCTTCTCTGAAATCGTTCTTTTTCTTAATGGAAATAAAAACGGTTTTTCCTGTTATGTCATACGGCACTGCAGGGTCGACAGACTCATCGTATAGATAAATCTGTTGGCTCATAGGGACGTTCTGTTGAATATCAAAGTCCATAGTTAAACTCCATAACCTGCGTATAAATCATCCGGGAGTGGACTCCCTGTTGCAAATACTTTTTTGCAAATTACCGGATCTTGAAATGAGGCCGATGCCGGTAGTGTTTTTGTGATTGTTTCTCCCGATGCTTCGCTGTTATTCATTGGGAGATAGCTGATAGTTGCTCCTGCTGTACTTCTTAAAAAGAAGCCATTGGGATCCTCGAAGTCGCCAGTTGATAAATCGATGGGGACTTCTCTCAAAATATTACCGAGTGCGAATGTCTGCATTTTCTTAATCTCCTATTATTTTAAATGGTCGGTTATCATTGCATTGTGCTCCGCAGGCTCCTCCTGCTGTTCCCCATAGTGGGTAGTTGTCATAGTTCCTGTTTAAAAATGCGATCACCTCACATTTCAATGCCTCGGCAGTCAGTCTGGCTTCTGTTTCCAGTCGCTGGATCTGCTTATCGCTGGCTGGAGTCGAAAGGTCGGAATCCTTTAGCACTATGCCTGCTGCAGTGAAATTGAATGAGGTCCTGTTTATAAATCTTCCAAAGGCATAATACATTATGCAAGCCTTCAGTCCCTGGAATAAATAAGTCCGGCTCAGGTAGGTGTAGTTCCCTCCATCCAGTAATAGTTTATTGGCTGCGCTGAATGTTGTCGGGAGAGTCGTTGCCTGGGTTACCAGTTCTGTTAATAAGGCATCCGTCAGCCAGTGCTTAACGTCCAGGAGCTGGGCCTCGGATACAAATTGTGGCCAGGACGTCGAGTTCTTAACGCTATCAGCTATGTATTTGTACTGATCCAGATCGGCTTTTGTAACTAGGCTTATCATATTCCTGGCGTTGCTGTTGGTTTCGCTGCCGGTGTTGGGGTCCCGACATATTTCAATGGTCCTACCACAAAGTTAGTGAATTCCGTCATATAGAATTTTAATAAATCCTGGAAGGCTGTTTCGAGCATCCGTCGCTCGTTGCCTGTCACGGAATTCATAAAGTCATACGCATTGGTCATCAGGTCCGCTCCGAATCCGGCTGACACATCGACTCCTCTGAGGATCGGTGGAACCATAAATTTCCGAGCTATATTCTCCTGGCTGGATTTCTCTGTGTAGTCGAATTCCTTATCGTAGTTCTTTGCGTTGAAATCTATTAGCTCCGGGATCTCTTCATCGGCATCCACGTCCACTACCCAGATCTTGGATGTGTTCGTATCTCCTTGCGCACTTCGGAGGGCCTCTGCGCTTGCGAATATTTCCTGGTTGTATGGATCGTATGGATCGATGGTCCCATTGTCCAGGGTTTTTGGCTTCTTCCCTTTTCGGACCAGGATCCCTGCAGGCAGAAAATTGTTTTTAACGTTTCGGTATTTGACCGTCGAGCATCCTTCCTCGCTTAACATATCGGTAACGATGGAATCAAATGGTGCGATCGGATATTCAAAGTCGCCATCCTTTGTGAAATAGAAAATTTGGCCCAGGTATTGTTCTGGTCCTCCAGCTTCTTCCATTTCCTTTAGCACTTGCCTCGGATTGTATCTTGGGATGAATTTCACGTCATCCATATTGAATACTTTTCCAGTTTGGTTGGTCCAGTCTGGGTGGACTGCTATCTTTCCTGTGTAGCTCGTATCAGATTTGATCTCCAGTCTGCAGTGCTCAAATGGGATATTATAATATTCGGATGGGTGTCCTAATCCGTCATATTTCACCAGGCAGGCGAATCCATTAAAGTTGCTTATGTCTTTGGCGAACTTCCTCAGCAGGGCATCTGCTCTTTCTCCTTTTGCATTTAGGACTGTTTCGGAAAGTGCTAGATCTTCGAATCCGGATCCCTCTACAAATTTGACATAAACTTCCATACAGGTGGATCCTGTTCCGGAACTATTTACGATCTCCAATACTTTTTGAGGGTAGTCATTTTCTTTGCCATATCCCTTAATCCGTTTCGCAGTTATATAAATGTTCCGCTCTATCCTGGGTGCTGTCTTGGTAGCGGATACTCGCATTATCTTTTGCGTTTAACTGGTTTCCTCTTTATCGGGGGTTTGACTTCTTCTTCCAGATCCGGCTGCTTCCCTTCCATCGCTGAACCGAGTGCTTCCGTCACTGGATCCGTTGCTGATCTGTCGGGTTCTTCCGGATCGATGATTTCAGTTTCCTCTACCTTTGCTTCCTCCTTCTTTGGGACGACAATCTTTATATCAGATGGGGGGATGGTCCGGACTTTTGCCGGGTATCTGGAGAAGAATTTAATTTTCTCCGGGGATTCTTTCAGATGCCATTCGGCTAGTTCATCAGTCAGTGTGTCGTTGGTACAAGTTTTTGCCGGGTGACCGAATGCCTGGAGTAATACTCCCTTTTTTAATTCGTAGTTTCTTGCTGCCATTTTCGTATTATTTACTATCGTTAATAAAGCCTCAATATAACAAGTGCTGCAGGAAATTTTAATCTTTTTGCCGGTCAGGAGTTCGTATGCTTCTCTTATCCTTCGCTTCTTCCACGTACTTCTTTGTGACTTATCCTTGATATAGTCCCTGGCAAATCGATGAATTTCGTCATATATTTTCATAAAAAGAGAGGGGAGTTTAATCCCCTCTTTTTTAGTCGTCGCAGCAAGGAGCTAACATCGAAGCGATTGCAGCTCTTGTCAATAATAGGGTACCACCAACAAATAATGAAAGCGGTGGAAGGGATTCCTTGATCTTATCTGAGCTTCCTGCAGTCAATACCCAACCACCGAGGACTTCCTCATCGGCTGTATTTCTCTCTGCAGCATTAAGCTCCAGTCCCTGGTCCCATCCGAGAACTTCGAAAACGGTCCTACCTGTTGGGAGGACTCCAGCTGGATCCACTTTGCTATAGTTGTTTTCAATCACAACAATGAACCGGCTTCCGGCTGCATTCTTAATCCACAGCTTTGTTTCTGGGGTGTTATCAAAAACTCGGAATATAAAGTTGTGATCCCATACTTTCTGGTATGTCTTCTTCACTAATGCGGTGTTATGCTCATTCGAGAAGTTGTATCCCGATACGCAATAAGCGAAAGCCTCCGGGGAGACCGTCTTGAGTACCAGGCTGGTCAGCAGTAATGGGTTGTCGGGGTCGAAAGTGCTTAGGTCCTTATCAACGTGATCGTAGTTGATAAAATAAGCTATATCCTTAATCCCTGGGACCAGTTGGGCGCAGTTCTTAAGAATACAATCTACTATTTGGTTACATCCTATCGTCATAGTTGGTAGTTTTTATCTTCCAACCATAAAAAGTCGGTCATCGATAATCTTGGCATCAAATGCATCGACTGCCTCGATTCTGTTATACCTGCTTCTTGGGTCGTAGAAGGAATTAATATTCTCAAATAATGAAGTGCAGGCCATTCCGATGTTCAGGTTCGACTTGGTGGTATAAACCACTCGGTGTGGGTCGTTCCACCTTACTCCGTTATTTTCATATGCTCGGATCCACTGATCCCAGAGGGGAATTGAATAAATCGGAATGCCATCCCAGTTTGCGAACTCGATTCCATCAACCATCAGTTTGTAATCCTGGAAGGCTGTTCCGAGTGCCTGCAGTTGTCTGCGAAGCCTGTCCATTACCGACCTGGTAACCAGGAGAACTCTGTCTGGCTGTTGGGCCAGTTCTGAGATTGCGTTATCGATCAGTCCGTTTACTGCGTTGTAAGTGAGCAGTGGGGTGGCGACTGTTCCCTGGAGTGCGTATGTCAGCTGGGTGTTTCCTGGCATTGCGTTGAGTTGCAATGGGTTTGCTGCATATACCACTGCTAGCTGCTGCCAGAATCCGTTTATTACATTGAAAAATGCTGGATCGACTCCTGGGGTGAGGATCCCTGCAGGCAGATTGGCTGCTGCTTGGTCACCGAACCAGGCGTGACGGATGACCATTTTCTTTAAATCCTTCATTAAGATGTTCTGAATAAAGGTGAAAACGTCTGTTTTCGTCAGGTCGTATACTGCATTTCCGCAATTAACCGATAATTTCATCATCGTATCGGCTAGTTCGTCGATACACATATCGATTATCACTTCCAGGTATCTGGGTTCCCAGGTCTTCTCGACTGCTGGGTCTTCATAGCACTGTGCTTCGGGATCGCAAGCCTGAGCTGCTTTTCCTACCAGACCGAATGTTCCCGGTATGATACCGATTCGCTTGTCATTCTTGATCCCTGTCACCAGGGTGTGTATCTGGCTGAGTTCGGGTGCTTCGAGAACGGCAGTCACAATCAATTCATTCATCGAGCGGAGTTCGTCCGCTGTGAAGTGAAGATTGTCTAGGTTGAGTGTGTGTCCACACGATGGTGATGCTTGTGACATATTTATCAGTTTTTAGGATTTAATTTCGCATTCAATTCTTTCACTCGGTTAAGGTCGACCGATCCGACTTTTTCGGTTGTGCTGAATTTGGTTCTGCTATCCGGCTTCCAGGTATTCTTTAAAGTCTGGAGTTCTGTCACCAGGGCGACTGCTTCCACCTTCGCTGTTTCCAGTTCGGTTTTTGCTGCTTCGATCTCAGCTTTCGCTGTTTCCAGTTCAGCTTTTGATGCTTCAATGGCTTCCTTTTCCTCA